AACAGACTGACAGCGGCATCAAGGTAAGAGCTCTAATCGATCCTAATATCCAGGTAGGTGGTCTGATTGAAGTAAACGAGAGGGACATAACCGCTCTACAAATCAATGATCAAATACCTTACGGTAATGTCCCATACAACCAGGTGGCAGGCATTGTTTATGCAGCAGCTTTGAGTGGCGATGGAATCTATATGGTGCTGTCGGTCGATTACGATGGGGATACCCGGGGCAATGAATGGTACATGGATATGACCTGCCTTGCAGTTAACAGAGATACTATGAAGGTGGTGGCCAAACAATGAAAAGGGTAGAGCGCATAGGTGACTTCGAAACCACCATCCTGGACATACTAGAATCTGCTCAATCTAATACCTGGACAGCACTTCCCGGGATCATTCAAAGTTTCGACGCAGCTAAGATGATATGTTCGGTGGTCCCCGCGATCCAAGCCTTATACACGGATCTGCAGGGGAACCAGCAATGGATTACCCTTCCGGTATGCACCCAGGTACCAGTCATCTTCCCCTCCGGGGGTGGGTTCACTCTTACCTTCCCAATAGCAGCAGGCGACGAGTGCTTGATCGTATTCTCATCCCGCTGCATTGACGCATGGTGGTACCACGGGGGCATCCAGAAGCAGCAGGACCTAAGAATGCACCACCTGTCGGATGGCTTTGCCTTGGTTGGGGCTCGCTCCCAGCCTAGGGTACTGCCTAACGTCAGCACTTCAGCGGTAGAGCTTAGAAGTGATACCGGCAATACCAAGGTGTCAATAGTGGAGAATGTTATCACTATGACTTCACCCACTCAAGTGGTGCTGGAAACGCCCCTGCTTAAAGTATCCGGCGACATAATAGATAACTACCACACTAACATCCACGCCATCTCGCATTTGAGGTCAGTGTATAACAACCACTACCATACCGACCCTCAAGGTAGTGTTACTGGAGGCCCGAACGCAACGGATTGATTATGAGATACAGAAGATTAGATGAGAGTGGTGACTACGTGTTTGGGCAAGGGTCGCAGCAGTTTCTAACCAATAGCCCGCAAGCAGTAGCCCAAGCAGTAGCTACCAGATTAAAGCTGTACCAGGGCGAGTGGTTCATTGATACCTCAGACGGTATGCCTTGGATGACCGAGGTCTTCGGTGCAGGTACGGAGACCCTGTTCGATTCGGCAATTAGGAAAAGAATCCTGGGCACTCCCGGGGTTTTAGAAATAACCGAGTACCGCTCCCTTCGAGATAGTGCTAGGCGGCTTTCAGTGGCCTGCACTATTACTACCCAATATGGAACAACCCAACTACAGCAGGTGATTTGATGCCAACCTTTCCTCTTGCTACCCTGTCTGCACAAATAACTGCAACTGGTATCACTGCTCCTCCCTACTCTGATATCCTCAGCAGCTTGCAGGCAAGTTTCCAGGTTATCTATGGCAGCGATATTTACATCGCAGCAGATTCACAGGATGGTCAATTCCTGGCGCTGATCGCAGCCGCCATAAATGATAACAACCAGGCGATGATTGCGGTCTACCAAGGGTACTCCCCAACCTATGCCCAAGGCGCGGGTCTATCTGCACAAGTCAAGCTGAACGGGCTACAGAGGCTGGTCGCCAGTAAAAGCACCGCAGTAGGCACCGTAACAGGTCAAGCAGGCTCGGTTATAACTGCCGGGGTGGTGAAAGACTCCAACGGCAACCTATGGAACCTGCCTAGCACTGTTACAATCCCCATTGGTGGTTCTATCAGCGTCACGGTAACTGCTCAGCAGGCGGGCGCAATCCAGGCGGGTATTGGAGCTATCAATATCATCAATTCGGTGCAGCTAGGCTGGCAGAGCTTTACTAACACAGCGGCCGCAGTCGTGGGTAACCCAGTAGAGACCGACGCGCAGCTGAGGATACGACAATCAATTTCAACAGCCCTACCTGCACTATCCAACCTGGATTCGATTCGAGCCGCTATCGGCAACGTGGCCGGAGTGCAAAGATTCACTGTTTACGAGAACCCTACCGCTGCCACCGACGCAAACGGGATACCCGCCCATTCAATCGCACCGGTGGTCAGTGGTGGGTCTGTTGCTGATATCGCCCAAGCTATTGCAGCCCGTAAACCTCCGGGTATCCAAACCTTCGGGCCTACTTCATATACCTACTATGACGTGGTCGGGATGCCGGTACCAATTAACTTCAAGGTGTTGGATATAGTGCCGGTATACGTATCGGTGAACCTAACTGCTCTGCCTGGCTACACAGCAGCCACTGGCACCTTGGTCATCAATGCAGTGGTAGCAGCAATCAACGCCCTAGTCATTGGAGAAGACGTCTACCTCAACCGCTTGTTTGCACCTGCATCCCTAGCCGGGGAAGCAGCGTCAACCTCCTCTGGGCTGCTGCCTTTTGAGCTGTACTCTCTATCTGAGACCTTCCACGTGACCAGCATCCTCGTTGGATTATCAGCAGGGACCAAGGCGGCGTCGGATCTGGTCATTGCATACAACGCAGCGGCTTCCGCGGTCTCCACCAACCTCGTCCTGACGGTGACTTAAAATGACTACCGGAGATGTAACCCAGTATCTCAACCTAGTGACGGCAGAGCACCGGGATAAGACAAAGTTCCTAGCCACCCTTACCACTGCTCTGCAACCCTTCGCTGACTCATTGCAGCAGGTCTCGGGCATACCTTCCAACTACGACATAGATCTTGCTGTTGGAGTTCAGTTGGATGCGATTGGTAAATGGGTGGGAGTGGGCAGAGCCCTCTACACTCCCCTGACTGGGGTCTACTTTGCATTCAACACGGTGGGGTTAGGTATCAACCAGGGCGTCTGGCAAGGCCCATATGATCCAACAAGCGGCTTGGTTAACCTCCCAGATGGCCAATACCGCACTCTACTGAAGGCGAAGATCGCCAATAACCAATGGGACGGAACTAGAGACTCAGCCTATGCCATCTATAACTCAATCTTCACAGAAAGCGGAAATACCTTCTTCTACCAGGATCTAGGTAACTTAACCTTTGTCATGGGTATCTACGGGGTCGCTCCAGATGCGGTAACCCTTGCACTTCTTACTCAAGGGTACCTGTCAATCAGACCGGCAGGAGTTCAGCTCGCAGCGATACTGTTTCCCGGCAGTACCGGACCGCTGTTTGCCTTCAATTTAAATGATGGTACCAATTTTGGTGGGTTCAACATTGGCGCTTGGGCCGCAATAGCTTAACAACGAAAGGATAAAGAAATGCCAATAAATGATTTTAAGGTCTTTGCAGGAGGGAGCGGTGCGGACGTGGTTAGCCAAGCGTCCTACGAAGCTCTGTCCGCACTAGTTAATGGGTTTTCGACAGGCACCGCAGTCAGTAGCCAGCTGAACAAGGTCTGGAGGCAGTCAAGTATAATGTCTGCTGTGCTGGCTCAATTCATTGTGGCTCGGACAGGTCTCAATACCCTAGATGATGGCACCACCACCACCCTGGAAGCGAACCTGGAGGCTGCCATCGTAGCGATGATCGGCGCGAACGCCCCCACCTCCATTGGGCGGCATACGATCTGGGTGCCCGCTGCTGCTATCTACAGCACCTTGACGAATGGGGCGGGCTTCACTACGTTGGAAACCTCGGCGAACAAGGTCGTAACTAGCGCCTTGACCTACGACCCCGCCGTCACCCAGTACGGGCAGTTTGCGGTGCAGATGCCGAAGAACTGGAACGAAGGTAGCGTGACCGCTGTGGTTGACTGGTCACAGCCAGCGGGCAGCGGTGGGGTGGTTTGGGGACTCCAAGGCTTAGCGCGGTCTGATGGCGATGCCCTGGAAGCAGGCTGGAGCACGGCTGTCACTACCACCGATACGGGTGGGTCGGCTGACACCCTCTACCGTTCCCCGGAGACCGCCGCTCTTTCGCTGGCTGGAACCCCGATCGAGAATGATCTGGCTCTGTTCCAAATCTACCGCGACGTTGCCAACGGTGCCGACACTCTTGGGGTTGCTGCTCGCCTGCATGGGCTCGCCCTGTTCTATACCACTAACGCTGGGACGGATGCGTGATGTTAAAGGTCAATGAATTAAGCGGGTTTGGCTCGGGGGTTAAAGCTCTTCCCGGGAGCATCACCCTTCTAGTCTCTAGCACCTTCGTGAATACGACTGGAACCTTCACCGTACCCAGAGGGGTGACCAGACTCCGGGTCACTATGTGTGGTGGCGGTGGTGGTGGTGGTGGTAACTGGGATGGCTGCACTGGAGGTTCTGGAGGCGGAGGCGCTGGATACTACTCGAACCAGATCCTTAACGTAGCTCCGGGGCAGGTGCTTTCCTACACGGTGGGGATGGCTGGCGACGGTGGGGGATATATCTATGCCGCGATCAGCGGAGGGAACACGGTCTTCGGCAGCCTCACCGCAACCGGCGGTGGTTTGGGAAATGGGAACGGCGCTGCGGGCGGGACGGCTGGTTCTCCCAGTGGCCAGGCAGGCCAGTCAGGCGCGGGCGGTAAAGGGGGCGACTGCACCGGGTTCGGGACAGGCGGGCAGATACCGACCGCCGCTACCGGCAATGGTTCTGGAGGCGGCGGAACTGCGGGCTGCTACGTAACTACATGCGGCGACAACCGGGGCTGTCCCGGCACGCCTGGAAAAATCTTTGTGGAATGGGGGTTCTGATGAAATACGCATTGGTTAACACTCAGGGTGATATCCTGAACACTAGGGAGTTTGACGAGGCTCCTCCGATCCTGGCCCAGGAAAAGGGGATCCGGTGGATCCCCGACAACCCACCGGTGGTGGATCCGGAGACGGAGGTTCTCAGTCAGGTTAGCTCGGTTGCTTTGGATGCAACCGAAGTCGGGTACCAAATCCTACCGGTCAACTTGACCGCGTTCCAGCAGCGCCGGAAGGAGTGGATCGAATCTTGCCGGGATAGTGCAAGCTCGATGCCGGTGGTGGTATTTGGGCGACCGTGGCAGGCTGGTACGATCCACCGGGACCTCTTAACCCAAGCGGTAGTTCTTGCCTCGGCTGGTTTGGCCCTACCCCCGTTCTGGCGGGATGCCGACAACAACAACATGGCGGTTACCGATCTCCAACAACTTCTAGATATCGCTGGAGCTATGAGCGTTCAGGTCAACGAGGCCTACGCCCGCTCATGGCAGAGAAAGGCCGAGATCGAGGCCGTTACTGACGAGACGTCTGCTGGCATCGCCGAAGTGCAGGCAGTAGTCTGGTAATGCACTATGGAAACCAGCCTGACCTTAACCTTAGGACTGACGATATGAAAAGAACTACATTGTTTTTATTATGGCTGGGATGTATTTTTATTGCCTGCGTTGCATTAGTCTGGCAACTTCTAGCGATTATTTTTAAACCGGACAGGTCCCTCGGAATTGCTAGAGAGTTTGATGTTACTCTTGCAGCCGCTTGGAGCGGGCGAACTAATAACACTATCAGTCTGATCGCTGCTCAGTATGCACGCGCTGGGTCGATCTGGGCGCGGTTGGTGTGTAGGATTTTGGATAGCATAGTACCAGGTCATTGTGAAAATCAAATAAAAGGGAGTAAGTAAGTGGGCGATTTTCAGACTCTATTCAACGTCTCGGTAGGCGCTGTTGGAATTCTTGCTGGATTCATTTTAAACGTCCTGTGGCAAGCGTTAAAAGACTTGCAGCAAGTCGACTCACAACTGGCATCCAAGGTTTCCAGTATTGAGATATTAGTAGCTGGCCAGTACATAAAAAGAGATCTATTTGATGCGAAGGTAGATGCCCTGTTTACAAAATTGGATCAAATGGAAAGTAAGTTTGATTTAAAACTAGACAGGGCACTTGACCACAGGAATCCCAAGTAATCAAACAAGGAGTTTAAAAATGCAAAGGATCAGTACTGGCGGTGCAGCCCGCTGTATAAAGCTTGAGGGTGGTTTCAAGTTAGTGGCATACCTAGATTCAGCAGGCATTGCAACCATAGGCGCCGGCCACACCAGGAACGTGCGCTTGGGCATGACCGCCACCCTTGATCAATGCCAAGCATGGTTCAAGGATGATATCCGCGGAGCAGAGATGGCAGTGAGCACCAACGTTAAAGTGCCGCTGTCCCAAAACCAATTCGACGCCTTGTGTATCTGGCAGTTCAACACTGGGGGCCTGGTAATTGAGAAGAAAGGAAAGCTGGTACCTTCTGCTGTCTTGACTGCACTTACCGCGGGAGAGTATGATCGCTGTATTGATCTAATGCAGCAATGGAAGTACACGACGGTAACTGTGGCGGGCAAGAAGGTTAAGAAAGTTTCCAGTGGACTTATCAATCGACGTGCTCAGGAAGCTCTTATCTGGAGCACCCCTGATTCAGACCAAACTAAGCACGCATACTTCGGCGCTGGGGTAGGGGAGGGCACGCCAGCACCACCCGCCGTACTTACCACAAACGAAACTCCTGAGGCTCCGCCCACCGCCGTGATCAGCACCACTACCGGGAAAGCCCAGGTAGGTGCAATCGGAGCGGGGATAACTGCTTTAGTGCAGGTGCTGTCCGATTCGGTATCCAGCATCAGACAGGTAGCCAGTCCAATTAAAGAAGCACTTGGCCTACCCGACGGTTATTCTGGGTACCTGCATTACGGGGTGATCGTGGCTCTTTTAGTATCAATTGGTTTCGGGGCGTACACCCTATGGCGCAAGAAAGGGGTACTAGCAGGTACTAAAGAATGAAAACTGACCTGCACCTGAACGCCAGTTTATGTTACAAGTGTTCGTACTGGGATTGGGTTATGGTGGTGAATAAGCATGGGCAGGAGCGACCAGAGCATAGTTGCTGCAATGATGATCCTACAATGAAACCTGGGGATATGGTTGTTAAGTGCCTGGGATTTGACCTTAACC